TTCACGTTATGCGCTTCAGCTGCGTACATATTCCCTGGCTCCGCAAGCCAAAGTTGCAACACCCAATAGCCAACACGAATAAGGATGCCAAGCGCAATCATCAGCAAAAAATAGAGTGAACGCTCTACGGCTGGGTCATGCGGAACATAACTTGCCGCCGTAACGTGTCGCATCACCTTTAGTTTTGCCGCCAATACCCATGCCGTGATGAAAGCAGCAGACGCAATCATGCTGTTTTCAAAAAGCGATATATATTTAAGTTCATCAGTTCCGAACACGTTGAATTCCTGCGATTATTCGGCTTGTTGCTTTTGCTTCTTCGATAACGCGAGACAGCGAGCATTCTGCGTTTTTCGCTTCAACGACTTTTTCTTCCAGCCGCTTAATCAATTGGTCTTCGCGCTCTGTATCGACGCCAAGCAATTTCCAGATACCACGGGTCATTATCGTGCCCCGACCAGTCGTCGCAGTTCCGGCTGCAAATCTCTGATGTCTGTGGACAGCGATTGAATAGCGCGATTGTGTTCCCTCACCGCCTCCTGATGCTGTTGATCCAACAAAGCACGTCCGGCAGATTGCTCGGCAATGCGCTCGTATAGCTCGACGTTGCGCTTGTGCTGCGTCTGATTCATGCGCAACGAGCCGATGAGCATAGCCAGCGTGACCAGGTTGCTGATTACCAATACCCAATTGATCGAGGGTGCGCCGCCTTGCGTAATCGTGGCTGGAACCTCAAGCGTCACCACATCGGTTATTCCGACCTCGGCCAATGCCATTGATATGGTCATCGTCGTCATGATGAGTGTGCCGAGGATCAGCAAACGAGCTACCCAAATCATCTTCGCCTATCCGCCTCTTTCAATGCAGCAGCATATCCAGCCCTGCGCTCTAGCATTGCTTGATAGATGTTATCGGGGTGCAGTGCATACCATTCGTCAGGTGCCACAGTGCATAGCACCCCTTGTGCCGCCCACGGTCTAATGGCCAACTCAGTACACGACCATTTATCAGGATCTTCCCGCCAGGTTTTTATAGACGACAAAATCCACATGGGTAATTTGAGCATTCCCCAAGCGATCGGAAACCAATCATATTTTTTCCCCTGCAACCGACGAAACCACCCTAAAGCGTCATCGTTTAGGACAACGCCCGGTAAATCTATCACCTCATGTATTGGATGGTCTTTTACCCAATCGTCGTAGCGATACAATGTAACTGGATCGCTATAAGTTGCATTCAGTACCCAGGCACCAGATTTGTCTTCAAACATCGGAGCGCAATGTGCCCAGCGACCACCGTGACCAGCGCCAGCAGCAACGAATCGATGCAACGACCGACTTGGCTTGACGTGGAACACGATGCAACATCGATTCATAGCGAAGGGTCTACCACCCACGGTTCCGAGCCACTAAACACACCGATTGATTCCGGCGTAACCTCGGTCGGTGCCGTGCGGCTGATTTCTTCGCCCTCGTCGTCATACTCGACAACATCGGGCAGATAGTCGACAACAGACTGCGGGACAGCGCGATAGGGTTGCACCGCGTATTGCGGATTGCCTTCTGCGTCCAATATCGGGCCGTTTTCATCGCTAACGAGTTCAGCCGCGTATGGCTGATGCGCGATCAGTTCTAGGCTTAGTTCTGGGAATCTTGACAGCAGCAATTCGAGTGCAGCGCCCGTGCGCTGCGTCGATAGATAAACGAGAAAAGTACCGTCTTCCGCGTCTTGAGTGCCAATCGCCTGGTATCGGTCCTGCGGCGAATACGACGCAACGAACAGCGCGACGATTTCGGCGTAACTGTCCGGCAGAACGGTTACATCGAAACCGGCCTGTGCTTTGATGAGTGCGTTGAAATACTTGGCCATGTTTTAACTCCAATCCTGCGCGGCTACCCAATCAATCCCTGCGTTTGTTTCGTAGACCCATACGTTTAGATTTTCGATTCCAGCGTCGAGGTCATCACACTGATGAATTTCGTTAGCCGATGGCCACCCGCCGTCATACGTGCCCGATTGATCCGCCCATGCGCCATCGTCGACGCTGTAGCCGATCTCTAGCGCACTACCTGAATAACAGCAGGCTACTGTCAGAATCGAGTCATCATCAGCGCCAGATATCGATAGCGTTGTGGTATTCGTGCCGTCTGCGGCTTTCAGGTCGCCACCATCGATTAACAGCGGCCCGGTGGTTGACGTGCCGTTAAACGCGATCAACGCGGCTACCTGCTCAGACAACGCCTTGACGGTGCCACGCCAAATAACCATGCCTTCGCTTTGCGGCGTCGTGTAATCCCGCACAGGCCCGACCGGTGCTGCGCGGGTGCCGTCGTGGAATAGGGTTGAAATACTGCCGGATTCAATTTGCACATGCTGGATATCAACGTCGAGCGAGCCAGAATCGGCGTAAAACTGCAAGCCGGTATGCCCGGAGGAATTTGACGAAAACTCAGCAACAATGCTCACAGACGGGTGATTTCTATTGATTACTTCGAACGCCGATGAACTCACAAGCGAAAGATCAATATTCCATCTACCCGCGCCACTGGTGGAGTTTTTGACTATAAGCGTTCCGCTAGAAGATACAGTCCGCAGCCAAAATGATGGCTCAAACCTCTGGATGCCCCCTGCGACGGATAGAATCGACTTATATACATCGGAGACGCCCGAAGCACCGAGACTGCGAACCTCACTATGCCCGTCGGTGTAAGTGATAGCGACTGATCCTCGCGATGTCCATGCTGTCAAGTCATCAGGATCAGACATCTCATTCACCACCCCCGGCTGCAAATCCAAATCCCCCGTCAGCGCATTACCGCCGCTGCCGGTGACTACGCCGGAGACAACGCTTACGTTGGAATTGTCGTTGGTTTGATATTTGAAACCGTCGACGCCTGTGCTGTGAGGATCGCCGCTGCCTGCTACCTCGGCATACTCACGCGGGATCGTGGGGTCGGGGTAGTGGGTGGAATTTTCAAGCTGCGCATCTGTCACCGTGCCGCTAACTGTCAGCGTCAGGGACGTTGACGCCGCCGTAAACGCTACGGCCTTGCGGTTGCTTTCGTCGCCCGTCAACACGGACGTATCAGCACCGGATAGCGTAATTGACCCGCTACCTTCTGCGCTGACTATGTACTTGGCACCGCTGACGACCGTCACAGTCTCAGTCGATAGCGTGTCAGTAGGCCCGGCCAGCAGGTTATAGCCCGGCAGCAACCCACCAAACGGCAACGCATCAATCGGGATCTTAGCCAGCCGCCCGTCGTGTTCTTCGACGTAGCGGGTGGATGAACACGAATAACTGTCGGGTGCGTTTTCGGCTGTTGGGCCGGTCGTGAAGTCGGTAGAAAATGCCGCCACCTGATCCCAAGTAACAGTCACGCCCGTAGACGTAGCCGTTTTCGCTTCGGCCTCGTCATCAGTCCAGGTGCAGTAACACGCAATCACGTCATCAATATCACCGCTGTCAGTCGTGTACGTGCTAGACGTTTCGCCGCTGATATTGCTGCCGTTTCGCTGCCATTGGTAAGTAGGGCTGTTGACGCCCTTTGAATCGCTAATCGTGGCGGTTAGAACGTTGCCGTAAAGCAGCGAACCACTGATGCGGACAACCGGCCCGAACAAGCCATCGAATAGATCCGTGATGCCCAGGCTGTCGTAGATCGACGACAGGGATTCGCCAAGCATGGAAGTTTCGAACAGCCCGGCATTGACGAATTTTTTAGCCATCGAATCACCCCGGCCAGCGGCCGGGGTTGTCCTCCATCCTGGTTACTCGTTACCTGTCAGCCGGTGCGGCCGATGTGCACCAGCGCCGTCGTGTCACCGCTCGCCGCATCGGCCCAGCAGATACCCGCCGGAATGTTGGTGTCGGTCTTGTCCAGGTTGTCGTTAGTGGCGTCCCAGTACAGCATATCTCCAGCCGTGAAAGCCACGCCGGTTTCCTTTGCCAGCTTGTGCACGCCGTCCATGTGGACGGTGACCTGGTCGCCGGATACGCCGTCGGTCGCATAGACCCCGATGCAGTCGGCCAGCTCGGCCACGCCGCCGGACGATACAGTGCCGGCCAGGGTAACGGTCATGGATGCGCCGTTTTCGATAAATGTCGTCGTCATGGTGTTTTACCTCGTTTCCGTGTTACCGATCAGGCGCCGGCATTCTTGTACAGGCCGACGTAGCCCAACGCCGCGGCGGCGGCATCCAGGCGCACGTAGTAGTCGCGGCCGTCCGGGCTGGTCATCGGCATCTGGTCGACGACCGGCGACTGGTTGCCGTTCAGAAACGCGACCTCAACCGTATCGGCCTGCGACGGCGCGGCGGCCATGTACCACGCGGTCGCACTGTTGGCGTCCAGCCTGGCATCGCTGATGACGGTCACGGCGTTGTAAAACTCGTTGATCGGCGTGCCCGGGTTGGTGGCGTCGTAAGTCGGGTCTTTCTCGGAACCGATCAGCACCTTGGCCGTGCTGCGCAGGGCGCGCGGCACGATCAGGTATTGCGGCTCAATGTTGAGCGCGGTCACGTTGCCATCAGGATCCTGCTGCAGCGCCATGTCCATGAACGCCTCCTGCAGCGTGGCGATGCTTGGCGCACCGGCCGTGCCCAGGTTGCTGTGATCGGCATGGAAAAGCTCTGTGCTGTCCTGCGTCAGCGCGGCGTTGGCGGTCAACACGGCATAGGCCAGGTTACCCGGCAGACGCGCCGCGGCGCGGCCCATTTTGCGCGGGATATCGCTGAACACGTTAAGGTCGTCATTGACCAGCGCCTGACGCGAAATGCGGAACTGTTTGCCGTAGGTGCCCAACTGGATCGGCTCCCCGACATCGCTGATGGTGGCGAACTGGTATTCGCCCGACTCCGGGATTTTGTCCAGGTCCGGGAACGCGGTGGTGGTGACACGCTTGGCCTGTTTGAAGTCGGTCAAGTTGCCGACCTTGCACCACTGGTTCCAGGTCTCGGGCGCTTCGTTGTAGCCGATCATGACGGCCTTGTTGGCGATGTTTGCCAGCACGGCCGGGAAATCGCTGGTGCTGTGCGACATCGTCAGCAGCTCATGGGCCAGTTGCATGTTGTCGCGGAAATTGCCGACGTTGACGCCACGCATGCGCAGCATTTCGCGTCCCATTTCCAGCAGCGACATCGCGACGTAGCCGTTGCTTTGCGCTTCGCGCCTGGCTTGCTCGTCCGACTCCAGGCCACATTTCACGGCCAGCGCCAGCTCGATGCCGCCGGCCAGTTTTTCTTCACCGCTGGCGCCCATCGATACCTGCGTGCGACGGCCGTCGCTCGACTGGTTGAACACCACTTGCGGCTCGGGCTTGCTCGGCGCGAACGGCACGGCACTCGGCGCGACCTGCTCCTGCGCAAAGCCGATGTGGTCCAGCAACTCGGCTTGCGCCTGCTCGATGGTATAACCTGCGTCCAGGCAGTGCGTCATCAGGGTCTGGTAATCCTCGCCCTCGAATCGCGGCTTGCTAAACAGGGCGCGTATAGCCTTCTGCCGCTTGCGTTCGGCGTCAACGCCTTTGCCTTGCTGCGCCTGCGCGGCGCGGGAGTGTGACTGCAACACCTGTGTCGCGGTCGGGGTGGTATCCGGCTCGGTTACCGTGCCGGCGGTTTCGTCGTTTGCCATGTTGGGTCTCCCTTCGTGGCGTTGGTTTATGCCGACTCGCGGGTTGCGGCCGATTGAAACAATGGAAGCCTCGTAGGGCTGCCATCGGGTGATCTGCATCAGCTCGTCGTCGTCGTCACTGATGGCGTAATCCATGACCTCGGCGCCAACGCTGACATCGGTCAACGTGCCTTCGCGCACCTGCTGCCAGTAGCGTTCGGCGGATGCATGCTCCGAAAACCGGAACGACCCGCGCAGGACACCGTCGCTGTCCAGGCGCACGTTGTCGATGCGCCCGATCGGGTTGTCGTGGTCGTGGTTGAACAACATCACCAGGCCGTGTTCGGCGCGGGTCATGTCGATGGATTCGGCGGAATGCACCAGTTGCACTTTGCCGAATCGAAAATCGGGCACGATTTCGGCGCTGCTGATGGCGGCCTCGACGGTGCGGGTGTCGGTGTCGCTGTTGCGCTGCTCCAGCCGGAACGTCAGCGCCAAGCTGTCACCTTTCGTCAGTGTCGTCATTGTCGTCGATGTCCTCGGTTTGCGGTTCCGGCTCGGATTGCTCCACGTGGAACACGTCGGCCTGTATCTGCGCGTCGACTTCGGCCGGGTTGCCACCGCGGTCGCGGATTACCTGGTGTCGGCTCATGGTCTTGTTGCCCAGGCGTTCGGTGTCGGCCTGCGCCTCTTTCAGCGGATCGATCCAGACCATCCCCGGGCCATGGAACATGGCGCGCGTCAGCGTGGCCGGGTCGATCCCGCGCGGCGTGTACTGGCCAGTGTCCACAATGAACTGGACAAAATTGCGGTACAGGCGCCGGGTGAATTTCGAGACAAAGTATTCGGTCAGGCGCAGGTAGTTGGGCCGGGTTTCGACCAGTTCCTGACGCTGCGCGGAATAGGTGCCGTCGTACTTGCGCGCGGCGGTACTGAATGACACGCCGGTCCCGGCCGCGACCGGGCGTAGCTGCTGGTCGATGAACTCGATCAGCTTGGTGTTCGGCCGGTCCAGGCCGACGCCTTTGATATCCTCTCCGGGCAACAGGTCGTCGAATATGATGCCGGCGGCCATTTCCATCTGCCGGCGGCCCATCTGACTTAGCGCGTCGGCCTTTTGCGTGGCGTCGTCGTAGGTGTCCAGCAGCTCCGGGCTTTTTACGATCGCGGCCGTGAAGGCGGCGGCGACCTGCATCGCCACCCGCTCATAGTCTTCGGTGTTCTTGATGTCTTCCAGTCGGCCGATGACGCCGTGCAACACACTGGCGCCGCGCGTCTGCGACAACCGCTTGACCAGTTTCAGGTGCGCGACCAGGTGCGACGGGATCCGCTGCAGGTCATTCCAGTCGGCCAGGGTCGGCCACACGTCGCCCGGGTGCGCCTTGTGCATGTGGTACGCCGTGACGAACCCGTCCACGTCCATTTCGACGCCTTGCTTCACCATAGGCGCCTCGACGCGCTCGGCGTCGAACGGCACAAAGTCGGCCTCGCGCAGCCTCACGGCATAGCCGAACCGGTTGACCCGGTTGCTGCCGTAGCGGTCGACGGCGAACACCTCGCCATCGCGCATCAACGACCGGCACACTAACCGGTCCATTTCGCCGCCCGGGAACTGGCCGGTCACCTCGGGCGACTCGCGGAACTCGGCCCACAGTTCGGACAATTCGCGGTGCGTGCGCTCATGCAGTTCCCCGCGGCGGTTCAGGGGCATCGGTTCGACATCAATGCCGGTGCCGACGACGTTATTGACCAGTGCATCCAGGATGCCGATCGCGGTGCCGTCGTTTTCCTCAAGATACCGCGCCCAATCGCGCAGGCCAGACCGGGCAATTCGCATCGAGGCGTCACCGGACCCGCTGCGCGGCGTGGCCTTGCGGTATTGCGTCGGCGCGGTCGCTTCGTAATCGAGTTTGACCACGTCACCCATCAACTAAACCCTGCGGTACGGATGCCAGGCACCTGGCCGGCGGCCTGTTGCCGGTAACGGGCGATGCTCCGGTTGACCTGCGCCAGCGCGCGCTCGATCTGGCTGTGCGTGCGATAGGTAACGGAATGATCCCCGATCGTGACAGTCTGCGCGCCGTCACCGGTCAACAACGCCGATTCCAGGTTTGCCCTGGCCGTCAGTAACTGGTCATAGGTCATGCCCGCCGTTATAGGCCGGGCGCTGTTGCATGTCTTGGGGGAAACGTGCGACTTTTTTGCGGGGTTTTATGGGATAGGCGGAATCCGTATTTTGTGGGTAGTACCGACGCCGTCTATCTACCTGTTAGTGTGCTTAATCAAAACATTGCTACCTGTCGCGTTTCGCTATCAAACCGCGCTTTTGCAGCGTTAAAATAATCCACGTCAATTTCACAGCCTACGAAATCACAGCCGAAGTAATGCGCGGCTATTGCGCTGCTTCCACTGCCTAAATTTGTGTCTAGTATTCTCATGTCATTACTGGCATAAGTTGCAAGCAACCATTCATATAATTTAATTGGTTTCTGTGTTGGGTGAATCTTTCCTTTGTAGTCACCATTGCAAAGCGGGTCGCGCTTGTAAATTTTTGCGTTTGCGTCAAAGCTGGTCCACGCTTGTTCGCATTCTGCGTAAGTGCGGCCTTTAAAGCCTTCGCCTTTATCCCATATCAAAAAACACCGAGTTGGTGGTAAATAAAAGTAATTGCCTACCCATATTATTTGCTCCCTGCTGACTCTAAAAAGCTCTTTAAAATATTCATCGGTTGGGATTTTGTTGTCCCAGTCTTTACGCGGCAGGTTGTTATTTCCTTTATAACCAACATTGCCACCGCTCATACCAATACCATAAGGCGGGTCAACTATTGCGAGGTCAAATTCTCCATCGCTACACCGCGCCATGTATTCCATGCAATCAATATTCAGTAGTTCTATAGTCATAATTTCACTTTCATTTCAAAACCACACTAACAAGTAGTTGCAGCGGATGGGCTAACGCCCACGCGCTGAACACAGACGTTAGCGTGACTCAAGTTCGTCGTGCGTGGCATCCATAACCTCGTCGAACATCTCTTTGCTCAATACTTTTCGCGCTGCATCCATAAATGCATCTTGTATCTCACCGGGCGAACCTTTCGGCCGCTGATATAGCTTCAGTTTGCTTTTCAACTCCTTTTTTCGCTCTCGGCTTTTGGCCTGAAAATCGAGCCATTTTTTTATGTTGGCATCGATCCTAGTCAGTCGTTTTGTCTCGGCCGAAATCGCGACCTTGATTGATTGCATGATCTCAGAACGATCGGCACCTACGTCTACTGGCTTGGTCATCTGATCGGATAGCGATAAGGTGCTAATCCGTCGCTGGGTGAGTTCGTGTTGTCGCTTATACATAGATTCCTCAGTGTTCAATCCGTGAGCATGCTAACAATTCGGCCAAGCGGGACTCCGGCTTCGCCTCCGCCCCTTGCCTTGGCGTTATGCGTTTCAGGTGTTGCGAATTCCCCGCAACATCAACAGCACCTTGCCAAGCGCAAGCCTATCGCTGCCCGCCCACGTTGGGTCCTTGTCACTAAAATCCTCAAGCATCATTTCTCCATCTTCGTTGCAGTCAGAGCATGAGTCGTTCCACACCTCGATATCGCCGCTCTTTATGGCTGCACCAATCAGATGAAGTATCATCAATCCCGCATCGTTTATACCGATAGCGCTTTTTAGTTTTTCCCATGCCTTCATTGCCTCGGCATCATCATCCTTGCATCCATCCCAAGCCATAAGGTCAAACAAATCGTTCAGGGCTTCGGATTTAGCCTCGGATTTCATCGTCGTCTGTAGCTGCTTGAATATCGTTTCTGAGTTTTCCATAGTTTCCTCGATGCGCCTAACAAGGCGCTCAAATCGGACGGCTGACGCCGCCTTTTAGCTTGGCGTTAGATTTCTCTCGCAGCCATGAGCGTTTGCAAATTCCGCTGGCTCAGTAGCAAATGAGCCTCAACACTCGCTGCGATGTAGTGAGGCACTTTTCCTCGCGTACCCCACCCTGTGTAGGTGCTAAACCCCACCCGCAGAAGTTTTGCCATCTGCCCCTCAGTGAGGCCCAGCTTTTTCCGGGCCTCGTTCAGTTCGCCCCAGGTCATTCCTGATCGGCGCGCAGTTCGGCCAGCGCCTCTTCAACCTGCTCGCGCCATTCGCTTTCACTCAGGCCCCATTCCTTCATGTCGGTGGCGTCCGGGCCATCGGAAAGTGCCTGTTCCAGTTCGGCAATGCTGTTGTCGTTGTAGCAGGCGGCGGCGAAGGTGTTGTCTTGAATGCTCATGTCGTTTCTCCTTGGTCTCGGTCAGGGCCTTTCCCTTACCGTTGAGTTAATAATATACGCATTGCGTATATCTGTCAAGGGCGAAATCTAACAAAAACATCCAGCGGACTCGCTACGCTCACGCGCTGATGCAGGCGTTAGCACTCATAAATGCCGTGCCGTTCGCAGATTTCGTTCACATCGATTCGTGCTCTGAATGTTTGCCATTCGCCGTCGAATTTGCCGCGGATCTTGATGTACTTCTGGCCAGGGCAAATCTTCCACTTATCGGCCCTTGCTGCGTTAAGACAAAGCCGCTCATCATCCGTCAGGTCTTCATCTTCAATCGTCATATTCGCCAGCCATTCGCACGCTTGGCACGGGTAATGTTTTTTTGCGTGCGGATATGTCACTTGCTCAACGTCCCAGCACATAAGCGCCTCCATAGTGCTAACAAGTCGTTTCAGCGGACAAGCCGCTGAACTCGGCGTTAGGCGTCAGAGAGTATCTGTCCTGTTAATGCTGCTCCGCAAACGCCGCCGATTTCCTCGCCGTCTTTATCGTGCGACGTACTCCACATGGCGCACCGCGATCCAATGCAGCAATTGGCTGCATTTATCACCAGTCCGTTCTGATCGTAATCCAGCCGATTAACTGGCCGCACCAGCGGGCACCATGCCTCGCTTGCTCTCCTAAGATTCGTGTCAATCATTTTCGACTCCTGCGCCTAACAAGGCACTCAAATCGGACGGCTGCGCCGCCGTTTAGCTTGGCGTTATGTTGACGAAAATATCGCCAGTTTAACAGTTCATCTCGGAACGCTAGCGGTGTTGCGTTCGCTTCTTTACTATTCAATGTCGGTTTGTTCTTAGCTTTTCCACGCTGATCGTGAAAGCCGATTTGATGCGTGCCAACAGGTCGAATTCTTCTCGCGATTTCGGCCATGCGTACACGGTTGTCGGCGTTGCAACGCTCATACCAGATATGTTGCTCATGTCTGTATCTCCAAAAAGTTGACACCTAACCAGTCATGCCAGCGGAACCCGGCTTCGCCGGTCCCGCTGCACAGTGGCGTTAGGCGTCAACAGGAACACCGTGGTGGTCGAACCACTCAAAGGCTTCCGGCCGGTCATCGATGAATTTTGTCATCACGTTTGCTGGCCCAAGCCCGCTTGTTGGTTGTTTCGCCATCCACTCCAACATGATCTGCATTCGTGCGCCGCGTTGAGTGGCGAGTTTCTTGTATTTGTCTAATTCATCTTGCAATTCAGCATTCTCTTGCTGCCATCCTTTGATCGATAGCGCATCGCCTAACAATTCGCTCATTTCATTCACTCCGTTCATTCGGACGGCCTACGGCCGCCGCATATCTTGGCGTTATTCACCACGCCGCGCGGCCCGGTACACCGTATCGCGCGATACCGAAAACCGCCGACACACGGCCCGCATATTGCGCCCGTCGTACATCGCCGCGATTTGCCGATCGCGAAAGACCCTGTCCTGTTTGGCGACCGGCACGTACACCTCGCGCCCGCCGCACTGGCGCCGGAATTTTTCGGCGGCCTGTTCCGCCAGCGTGTCGGCATTGGCTATGCCTGCCTCGGTCAGTGTCTGGCAAACGGCCATAGTCAATGCCCTGTCTACTTCGTTCATCGTTTCCACCTGTCGCGAAAACCCATAGATCGGCGCGGCACCGCGCCGGGCTGCGTGGTCTTTCTCTCGAGGTTTGGCGCAGGCACCGGCCTGGCCGCGGCTGGCGGCGGGTTGCTTTTGTCGCTTTCCAGTTGCTCGGCCAGGCGCTGCCAATCGGCCGGGCGCTTGGCGTGCACGCGGATTTCCGGGTGTTGCGAGGCGGCCATGGCATACACGGCGGTATCCAGCGCCTCGTTGCGGCGGCCTTTGCGCAACAGCCACTTATTTTTTTCCGGGTCGAATGTCTCGGCGATCAGTTGCTGGTAATACTCCAGCGCCAGATCGCCGGAAAAATGCACCAGGCGATTTTCCGGTGGCTGGTCGGTGTCGCTGATCAGCGCGTTATAGATCGCGTGCTTGGCGCTGTCGGTGCCGACCATCCACAGTTTGGCACCATCCCGGATGACCCGGCCGCGGGTGTTTACGTCAACCGCGCTGGGACGGCTGGCCAGTATCGCGCTGCCGGGCGTACTGCGGCCCTTGATGGCCAACGGCCGACGGATCCGCCGCAAGCGGACGTACTGGTAAACCTCGTGCGTGTAATGTCCGCCGCTGTCGATGGCCGTGGCTTCGATGTGCAGGGTTCGCCCGGCGCTGTTGGTCAGCGGCTGCGACAGGTACTCGGTCAGGTCATCCCACACCTTGCCGCGGCCCGGCGACCCGGGCAGTTCGAGCCAGTCGAGTATCCATCGCCGATTATCAGCGCCCCACCCGACCAGTTGCACGGCCAGGCGGTCGTCCTGCGTGTCGACCCCGGCGGTGATCACCAGACAACCCGGCGGCACCTCGCGCAGCGCATAGGGTTCTGCCCGGTCCAGCAAACTGTGCGGGGTCAGATCCTTCGTCCGGTCGTCTTCCCACACCTCCCCTAGCGCGGTGTTGATGAATCGCTTTAGCTTGGTGATGTCGCCTTTCGTGTCGATCCAGTCGGCGACCATTTCAGGCCACGACAGGCCCAGCCCGATCGGCGCGTACAAACCATTGATGTGATACCCGCGCACCGGTCTGTCGGGATACGTCG